CTATTTTAAAAACCCAAATAAGTCCTTCAGGTGAAAGTAATGCACTCAGAATTGAAGTAATTGATGATATGAAGGCTTTATTAAAGGCAGGTAAAGCCCCTAATAAGGCTCTTGGTGAAACTTTTGCTGCTATGATTACGGCATATGATGATATGAATGCTACTCTTAGTAGAGTACAAGGTTCTTCAGATAAAGCAGATGCATTTAAACGTGATACTAGGGCTGATACCCAGGAACTTTTGGTTAAGTTATCCCAAGATAACGAAAATGCAACAATATTCTATAACTCAATTCTTAGTCCATTGATAGGAGATTAACAGTGTCAGGCAGTTATCAAGATAAAGATGGTGATGGACTAGTCTCCTGGTATCCAGACTCAAATATGCCAAACGAGAAACCACCTGCTGGACAAGATGTAAGCAAGGTTGAAAGCATAGAGGCAGATACCCCAGCATCTGGAGTTAGCAATCAAGGTCCCGTAATATTTCCAGAAGGCAAACCATCTTCAAGTGTATCTACTGCTGGAGAATTAACTGCTGAGTTTACTACTGCATTTGCAAACCTTTTTGGCGCTAATGCTCCTAAAGAATTAATCAGTGCATTTACTAGAGAAGTCCAAGCACTTCAAATGTCACGCTCAACAAAGCGTTTCGGTAAAGATGAAAACATTGTTTACCAGGGAGTATCCCCGCAAGAGCGTTTAAATGTTCTTAACAAGTATCTTACTGAGCACGCTAAAAGCATAACTGTTGCTGCAAGCACTGGTGACCCTAAGGCTACTGCATTAATTCAACGTGGTAATTTTGGCGTTACTTATACAACATTAAAGAATGCTTATGCTGATAATGGTATACCATTTAATGCTGACTCTCTTACAAAATTGACCATTGAATCAGCAATCACTCCAGATAGACTTAAGGCTAATCTTAACTTAATTAACCTACAGGCTAAAACTTATTTTCCTGCATTAGCAGATAAGATTGATAAGGGTTATACTGTAAAACAATTACTTAGCCCATATCTCCAAACTCGTGCGAATATACTTGAAGAAGATGCAGATGCAATTGACCTAAAAGAACTACAGGGTGTTGCTAAAGACCCTAAAGGTTTAATGGGATTATATGATTATGAAATTTCCCTACGTAAAGACCCTAAATGGAGATTTACTAAGAACGCTCAAGATTCTCTTGGTGGCTTAGCAAGAGACTTGACTAAAATGTTTGGATTGGCTGGTTAATGGCAACCCGTAAAATGTCTGCAGAAGAAGCAGCAGTTCGTAAAGCACTAGCAGCAGTTCAGGCTGATACTGGATTAGAGCAGGCTAGACAAATAATTCAAACTGGGGTTGTTCCTACAGCAACTGCTACTGCCAAACCTACTTATGAAGAGTCAAGAAGTTTAGTTTCACAAGTATCTGACCCAATCATGAGAGCAGCGCTTGAAAAGGCTTTTGCTGGCGGAGATGCTTCAACAGAAAGACTTAAGGCTCAAGCAGAAGCAATTGGATATGAATTTAATCCAAATACTGGAGTAGTTCAACCAAGGACAGAAACAGGAAATGTTGTTACTGGAGCAGCAACGACAACGACTCCTTTGAGCACAACTCCAACTGTCGATACTAAAAAGATTGATGCAATCGCAGCGATTAGTGCATTGCTTTCTTCGTATGGTTTAGGTGACTTGAGTGGTGCTGTAACTGAAGCGGTTCAAAAAGGTTACACAAGCGATACTATTCAGTTGATTATGCAAGACCCTAATAGCAAGGACCCATTAGCGGTTGCATTTCAAACTAGATTTTCTGCCAACAAAGTTAGGGCAGCAGCAGGCAAAGCAGTCTTGAGTCCTGGAGAGTATCTTGCTGCGGAACGTTCATACACACAAGTTCTTCAATCTTATGGTGTAGCAAGTATGGCAACCAGAGATAAATTAAGTTCTTTTATTAGTAACGATATTTCAGCAGCAGAGGTTGCTGACCGTGTAGGTCTAGCAATAGATAGGGTTAAGAATGCTGACCCATTCACAAAGGCTGCACTAGCAGAATACTATCCAATGCTAAATCAAGCAGATATTGTTTCTGCAGTATTAGACCCAGCAGAAGGACTGCCAGCATTAAAGCGTAAAGTTCAAATTGGTGAAATTGGCGGCGCTGCTGCTATACAAGGATTAAAGACTGGACTTGGCTCAATGTCTGGAATGGCTGCAGGACTTGAAAATGTAACTACTGGAGCACTAGGTGCTGAAGCACTAGCATCCTTTGGTATAACTCAAGAAGAAGCACGTAAAGGATATCAGACTGTAGCAGGTATTGCACCTCGTGCAGAATTCTTATCAAGTATTTCTACTGGAGAAGATTATACAAGGCTTCAGGCAGAGCAAGAAGCATTCCTTGGCTTAGCATCCGCTAAGAGAGCAAGAGAATCTTTAACCGCACAAGAAGAAGGCAGATTTAAAGGACAATCTGGCTTAACAAAGACTACACTAACTCAAAGTGGTGCTGGTCAGTACTAAATAGAATCCTATGTGAATCTATCGGCCTCACATAGCGTACTAGACCGATAGCAAGAGCCAGGCTGGTTCCCCGACCAGAATCTGAGGCTTGCGACTACAACGAATAGAAGGGTGGGTTGCTATGAGCAACAACTACTGGGATGAAGACGAAGACGACCTAGATACCGACAACGGTGTGCAATTAGAAGGAAGCGATTTACTTAAAAAATTGCGGAAGGCTAAGCGCAACGATGAGAAGCGTATCAAAGAACTCACTGAGCAACTTGAGGGTTTATCCAAGGTGCAGCGTGAGCGTACAGTCAAAGAAGTCCTAGAAAAGAAGGGTGTCAACCTTAAAGCAGCAAGATTAGTTCTTAAGGATTTAGAAGAGGTTAACGAAGAGACAGTGAATAACTGGCTCGATGATAACGCTGATTTATTCGGAATTACAGTTGCTACTGAGGAGCCAAAAGTAAGTGAAGTAGATAGAGCCGCCTTAAGGCAGCAAGATGTACTCACCCAAAATGCTATGACCCCAGACCGAGCAGAAGACTTAAATCTTCGCATTGATAATGCAGATTCGATGGATGCATTATTGGATGTACTTCGCTCACAATAATTCCGTTCATAGTCACTTGGAGGTGACAAACAATGGCAACAGTAAACTATACTACTACAGGTAGTTCCTCTCTTGGAGGTACCGCTGGTGCTGCTGGTTTAGTTCAGAAGGCGTATGACCGTCTTCTTGAATTCGCCCTCCGTTCAGAACCCCTAATTCGTTCTGTAGCAGATAAGCGTCCAGCACGTCAAGCAATCCCAGGTTCAACAGTCGTTTTACAACGCTATGTTGACCTATCAACAGCGACAACTGCTTTAACTGAGAACGACGATGTCGATTCAGTAGCAATGTCAACACCAACCTCAGTAACCATCACTCTTGCAGAGTACGGTAACTCAGTATTGGTAACTCGTGCGTTGGAACTATTCAGCCTTGCTGATGTAGACCCAGCAATCGCAAACATTATTGCATTCAACCTTGCAGATTCTATTGACTCCGTAGCAATGACAACATTGCGTGGCGGTTCAAACGTAATCTACTCAGGTTCAACTGCAACTTCAACAGCAACAGTAACTGCTGCTGCTACAATTTCATCTGCTAACCTACGCAGAGCCGTTGCTAAACTACGTGCTAACAAAGCCGTTGGTCGCAAGGGTTCACTATACTGGACTGGTATTCACCCAGAAGTTTCACACGACCTTCGTGCAGAGACAGGTTCAGCAGGATGGCTACTTCCTAACCAATACGGTTCTTCACAAGACCGCATTTGGGCAGGAGAAATCGGAACTTACGAAGGTGCATACTTCGTAGAGTCCGCACGTTTGTACAACGCAACTGATGGTGCTTCATCTGCAAAGGTGTACCGCACAATCGTTTGTGGACAGCAAGCGTTGGCTGAGGCAGTTGCCGAAGAGCCACACGTAGTTATCGGACCAGTAGTTGACCGCTTGATGCGTCACCGCCCAATGGGTTGGTACGGCGTATTAGGATTTGCTCGCTACCGTGAAGAGGCACTATTCAGAATCGAATCAGGTTCATCAATCGCTTAGTTGATTGACGCTGTGGCAGGAGTAGAAATATTCCTGCTACGGAGTAAGTTCATTAAGGAGAACAATGGCAGATTTTATATTTACAACACCTAATGTACAAGAGGGACCATCGGGTAAACACCGCTTGTTCTACTTCTATAAAAGGAATGTTGGTGTTTCTGTAGTAAAACAAAATGGTTCATATAGAATCAGTCGCTACCCATTAGACCCAAGTGTGGAAACATATCAAGAGTTTTACATTGGTGGTCATAAACATATAGTTAATGATGCTACCAAAGCAGCACTAATCGCTGGTGGCATAGGAGTAACAGAAGCAAACTTCACAGCAGCATAAGGGGACATATGAAACACTGGGAACATCATCCAGTTGCAATTGATGGATGTTTTGGATGTAAAGGTTTGGGACTTCAGATGAACTCTGGAGATGCTAAAAGGGATATTTCAGATAAGAAGTGGACATCTGAATTGCAGGCTTATAGAGATGCAAGAGCACAAGGAATACAACCAGCAGGAACAACTATGCGTCACGTACAAGAAGCGCATAGGGCTTCAGAAGTATTAGGTAAAGCGTATGATGCGGACACTATGCCTAAGACTAGAGATATAACCCCAAAAGCCGCAGCCGTAATGAAAGAGATAGGACAAATATAATGCCAAACGTAGACGGAAAGAAATTCCCATACACAGCAAAAGGTAAGGCTATGGCTAAGAAAGCAGCCAAGAAGTCAGCCAAGAAGATGGTTATGAAGAAAATGGGTAAGAAGAAGTAATATGGCTACCCCTAAACCAAAGCCTACTGTATTAAGAGGTAAGGCAGCAGTTGATGCATACCAAAAGTCAATATCTGATACAGGTATGGCTAAGGCTAATGCTGAGGCTAAAAAAGCAATTGAGAAAAAATACCCAGGAATGTATATACCTGAAACTCGTATTGCCCGTAGATTAGGGACAAGATAATAATGAAAAAAACAGCAACAAAGAAAAAGATTTCCAAAGTTATGAAAGAGTATAAGGCTGGAACTCTTAACATTGGTAAGTCAAAGAAAATGGTAAAGTCTAAGAAGCAGGCAGTTGCTATTGCCCTATCTCAGGCTGAAATGTCAAAGAAGAAAAAGTAATGTCATCGGGTCAACGCAAGCGTCACGACGGTTGGAATAAATCAATTATGCGAGACGGTGTAATTGTTATTCTCCGAAAGGACGGAACTGAAAAGGTCCGCCTTGACCCTAAGACAAAAGAAACAATTAAGGGGAACAAGTGAAGGATTCAAGATTAAAGAGAGCAGGAGTATCTGGTTTTAATAAACCAAAACGCACTCCTAATCATCCAACTAAGTCACACGTAGTAGTGGCTAAGTCAGGTGACCAAGTTAAGACTATTCGCTTTGGACAACAAGGCGTAACAGGTGATAAGAAACCAACTGCTAGACAGAAATCTTTCAAAGCACGTCATAGGGCTAACATTGCTAAAGGCAAAATGTCTGCAGCATATTGGGCGGATAAGGTGAAATGGTGAAAAAGAAAACAGCATTTTGGGACAAGAAGAATCCTAAGAAGACTTCTAAGAAATTAACACCAGCACAGAAGAGTGCTGCTAAGGCTAGGGCTAAGGCTGCAGGTAGACCTTATCCAAACTTAGTAGACAACGCAGCAGTATCACGTAAAAAGAAATAGGGGCATAGGGGACTATGAGTAAAAAAGATTCAGTAGCAGTTGTATGGTGTGACAACGGTATGGTTGATGGCAAG